CAGCAAAAAAGCGCGGAAAGAAGAAAAAATAATGGCAAAGCCAAAGGGTGGTTTAACAAAATGGTTTAAAGAAAAATGGGTAGATATCTCTCGTCCGAAAAAGGGCGGGGGGTATATGCCTTGTGGTCGTAAGAAGTCGAAAAAAGGAAAGTATCCTAAATGTGTTCCAGCTTCAAAAGCTGCTCGTATGACAGCGGCACAGCGTAAGTCTGCTATTCGTCGTAAGAGAGCTGCAGGTAACCCAGGTGGAAAGCCGACTATGGTAAAAACTTTTACCAAGTCGAAGAGGAGAATGCGACGTGGCGGTAAAAAGAAAAGGTAAGAAAAGAGACCCTCGACTAAAAAGAGCGGGAGTATCAGGATTTAATAAGCCGAAGCGTACTCCAGGGCACTCAAAAAAGTCACATATTGTTGTGGCAAAAGTTGGAAGTAAAATAAAAACAATTCGTTTTGGGCAAAAAGGAGCTAAGACCGCAGGCAAGCCTAAAGCAGGAGAAAGCGCAGCAATGAAGGCAAAACGTCGTAGTTTTAAAGCTCGTCACGCAAAGAATATTGCAAGAGGCAAAATGAGTGCAGCTTATTGGGCCGATAAGGTAAAATGGTAATGAGCGAATTTCATCCAGCAGATACAAATGGCGATGGCAAGGTAGATAGTGAAGAAAAAGCAATGTACATGGAGTTCAAGCGAAAGGAGCTAGAAGATGCGGACGCAATGCGAGATGCACAAAGAAACATGGCTTGGTATGCTCTTGGTGGCATGCTGCTGTATCCCTTCGCTGTTGTTGGTGCTGATTTTGTTGGCTTAGACAAAGCTTCGGGCATTCTTGGGGATATGGCACCTACCTACTTTGTAGCGGTTGCAGGTTTGGTGGCAGCGTTCTTCGGCGCACAGGCTTACCAAAAAGGAAAATAAATGGACTTTTTACTAGATCTTGCAGTAAACTTCTGGCAATGGACTATTGTAATTAGTCTTATTCTTATAGGCTTCGTAGCTAGCATTTTTGACGGGCAAGGAGAAGACAGGGTAGGTTTTTATTATAACGAAATGCCCCATATGAAGCCGCTTCCAATTCAAACAAAAGATAAAGGATTTTGGAAAGCAATATGGATGTGGATGCTAGGAGTTCGTCAGTGGGAAATCTGTGATGATTTTCATTTTATGATAGGATTAGAAGAATATGTTATCCCCAAAGGCTTCCAATTTGATGGTGCCTCTGTCCCTAAGTTTCTTGCTATGTGGCTCTCTCCTACCGGAGTATTACTTATGGGCGGGCTTGTTCACGATTATGGGTATAAGTATGCTACTCTAATGAAAAAAGACGGTACAGATATTGGTAAAAAAGACCAAAAGTGGATGGATAAACTTTTCCGTGATATTTGTATTGAAGTAAATGGTTTTAAGCTGTTAAATTACTTAGCATACTGGGCTCTTCGAGTCGCAGGATTTGCAGCCTGGAACGGACATAGAAAAAACGATTAAAGGTATAACATGGCAGTAGAATTAAGTAGAAGAGATTTAATCTCTCAGCAGCTTGTCGAATTTCAGTCTGAGACGAGGTTTCTCAAACTTCCAGTAGATCCATATTTGGAGCTGCTCGGCGTTACTCCTCTCCCGTCTCAAATGGCGATCATAAATGCGATAAATAATGATAAGTACCGTTTTGTAACTGCAGCAATTTCAAGAAGACAGGGCAAAACTTATATCGCAAATATTATTGGGCAACTAGTTTCATTAGTCCCAGGTTCACACATTTTAATAATGTCTCCGAACTATGCCTTGTCTCAGATTTCTTTCGACTTACAAAGACAACTAATTAAACACTTTGATTTAGAAGTTGCAAAAGATAACGCAAAAGATAAAGTAATTGAACTAACAAACGGGTCTACTATAAGAATGGGTTCTGTTAACCAAGTTGATTCTTGTGTAGGACGAAGTTATGATCTTATTATTTTTGACGAAGCAGCACTTGCAGATGGTAAAGAAGCTTTTAATGTTGCACTTCGTCCCACCCTAGATAAAGATAATTCTAAAGCTTTGTTTATCTCTACTCCGCGAGGAAAGAGTAACTGGTTTGCTGAATTTTTTAATAGAGGATTTACAGATGATTTTCCTGAATGGGCATCTATACGTGCAACCTATAAAGATAACCCTAGAATGTCTGAGAGTGACGTTTCAGAAGCTAGAAAAAGTATGTCAGAAGCGGAATTTAAACAAGAGTATGAAGCAGACTTTAATACTTACGAAGGGCAAATTTGGAACTTTAGTCACGAAACCTGCATTGAAAACTTGGAAGAATTCGACGTTTCAAAAATGGATATATTCGCAGGTCTTGATGTGGGGTATCGAGATCCCACTGCCTTTTGCGTTCTGGCATACGACTGGGACGAACAAAAGTACTATATCCTCGACGAATACTTAGACGCAGAAAAAACTACAGAGCAGCATGCCGTCGAAATTAGTCGGCTTATGAATAAGTGGGACATTGATTATATCTTCATTGACTCAGCGGCTCAACAGACTAGATTTGACTTTGCTCAGAACTATGATATTACTACTACTAATGCCAAAAAGTCTGTATTAGACGGTATCGCTCATGTGGCTGCTATTGTTGATAATGATAATTTAATTATAGATCAACGATGCCTTCATAGTTTATCTGCACTAGACCAGTACCAGTGGGATCCTAATCCTAACTTGGCTAGAGAAAAACCTAAACATAATATGGCGTCACACATGGCCGATGCATTGCGATATGCAATCTATTCATTTGAAACTTCTTCTTCAAGTTTTTGAAAAGACCTCAGAAAAAAAGTAGTTGACAATTTAGTTTCCTCACGATATAATTTCGTTATTAAAAAGTAATAGATTCAAAGATGACAGAGCTAAAACGAGATCCCGTAAAGTATATACGAGATAAAGCAAAATCAAGATATGATAAAGCATCGGAATGCTATATCTGCGGCTCAGATACTGAGCTCGATTTTCACCATTACTATAGTTTAAGTCCTTTACTTCAAAAATGGGTTAAAGAACAAAACTACATGATGGAGGATATTCGAAATTTTAGAGATGAATTTATTAATGAGCATATCGAAGAACTATATGATTATACTGTTACTTTATGCCACGCCCACCACTTAAAACTACATTCAATATATGGGCGAAATCCAACATTACACTCAGCGCCTAAACAAAAACGTTGGGTAGAGATACAAAGAGAAAAGCATGGCTTGGTATAATAATATTTTTGGCGGTAAGGAGGAGAAGTTAAATCCTGCTCAACCTTATTTTGACCATAAAATTGAAAGCAGCAGAGAGCCTACTTTTAGCTTTGAAAGAGCATATGAAGACTTAGAAATTGTAAATCGCGGTGTAAATATGATTATTGATGATACTGCGGAAATAAATATAAAAGTAGGCCCTCAATTACCAATTCAAAGCACTGTAAAAGGTATAAAAAAATCTAGAGTATCTTTACTACTAAATAAAGAGCCTAATCTGTTTCAAGATATAAGCTCTTTTCGTAGAAATCTTATTATAGACTATTTAATAGATGGGAATATTTTTATCTATTATGATGGAGTGCATTTATACCACTTGCCAGCAAGTAAAATGAAAATTCATGCAAGCGAAACTACTTATATAGATAAGTTTACCTACAACGAGCAAGTAGATTATAGCCCTAGAGAAATTATTCATATTAAAGAAAACTCTTTCTACTCTATTTATAGAGGTGTTTCAAGATTAAAGCCCGCTCTTCGTACCATGGTACTTATGAAGCGCATGAGGGACTTTCAAGACAACTTTTTTAAGAATGGAGCAGTTCCAGGTCTTATACTTAAATCACCCAACACTTTGTCTGAGAAGATAAAAGAACGAATGATTCAATCCTGGCAGCAGCGTTATCGTCCGGATGCGGGAGGAAAACGTCCTTTAATTCTAGATGGGGGCATAGAAATAGATAAGATTTCTAATGTTAATTTTAAAGAATTAGATTTTCAGTCTGCAATAGAAGAAAACGAAAAAGTTATTTTAAAAGCTCTTGGTATTCCACCTATTATGTTGGATTCAGGTAATAATGCTAACTTACGTCCGAATATGAGAATGTATTATCTTGAGACCATATTACCTATTGTACGAAAAATTAATTTTGGATTAGAAAAGTATTTTGGATTTGAGCTGACCGAAGATGCTACTAATATTCCTGCACTTCAGCCAGAGTTACGTGACCAAGCTCAATATTTTTCCGCACTTGTAAACACAGGTATCATCAGTCCTAATGAAGCTAGAGAGGCTATTAACTTTGATCCTATAGAAGGCTTCGATGATCTACGAGTACCTGCAAATATAGCAGGAAGCGCGGTAAATCCAGACGAGGGCGGTAGGCCCATAGAAGAAGGAGAAGATTAATGGCAGTACGTCAAAAACAAAAAGTTTTAGATATTGCATACGAACAGTTTAAAGAGCATGGGCTCCCGCTAACTATCGACTATAAAGAATACGCAAGAATAGTGGGCTCTCAAGACGCTCTCCATGCTATCTCAGTAAAAAGAAGTTTTAAGGCGTGGAAGTATCTTTTACACGCACTTAAAGTAAAGCACCCAGATTTGGGTAAGAAAGCGGAGCCAGCACCTGCTCCTAAACCTGCTCCGAAGGCAAAAGTAGCACCTACTGCACCTTCGAGCAAGGCTGCTCCGGCAGAAGAAAAGAGTGAAGACTAA